TCAGAACTCGTCGGTGATTCTGAAGTTGTCTTTCAACCGAACGAAGGCCCTCAAGAGGAGTTTCTTTCGGCAAGCGAACAAGACGTTCTCTACGGTGGAGCCGCTGGTGGTGGTAAGTCGTTCGCTCTACTTGCTGATCCCCTACGCTATTGCCACAATCCCAATCATCGAGGTCTTCTTCTCCGGCGCACACTCGACGAACTAACAGAACTCATAGACAAATCACGCCAACTCTATACGAAGGCGTTTCCCGGAGCAAAGTTCCGTGAATCAAAATCAACGTGGGTATTTCCTTCTGGGGCCACGATCTGGTTTACGTACCTAGACAGAGACAAGGACGTTACCCGTTTTCAAGGACAGGCGTTCAACTGGATAGGCATCGACGAAATAACTCAATATCCAACACCGTACGTCTGGGACTACCTACGTTCCCGCCTACGCTCTACCGATCCCGAATTACAAAAGAATCTATATATGCGTTGTACAGCCAACCCCGGCGGTGTCGGTGGATGGTGGGTAAAGAAGATGTACATCGATTCTCGTACAGAGAACGAAGCCTTTCCCGCATACGACATAGATACGATGAAGCCGTTTGTGTGGCCTCAAGGTCACGAAAAGGCAGGTCAGCCGTTGTTCTACCGCAAGTTCGTACCGGCACGGTTGACAGATAATCCCCACCTCATGGCAGACGGTCAATACGAAGCCATGTTGAGATCGCTCCCAGAAGTCGAGCGGAAGAGGCTTCTCGAAGGGGATTGGGATGTGGCAGAGGGAGCGGCCTTCCCTGAATTTTCACGGAGTAGACACGTTGTCGAACCTTTCGATTTACCTACCAATTGGCCTCGCATTAGAGCAGCGGACTACGGCTACGCCAGCCCGTCGTGCGTTCTTTGGGGGGCTATTGACTGGGATAATAATATCTGGGTTTATCGTGAATTGTATGCAAAACACTTGACAGCAGAGCAATTAGCTGATAAAATACTAGAAGCAGAGCAGCTTGATCCGTTACCTCACTACACCGTACTCGATTCTTCCTGCTGGAATAAGACAGGCTTTGGGCCGTCTATTGCGGAAGTTATGATGAGGCAAGGCGTTCGTTGGACCCCTTCAGATCGCAATCGCATTCAAGGAAAGATGGAAGTTCACCGCCGCTTGGGTGACGATCCGTACACAGAAGAACCCCGCCTCAGAATATTCTCTAACTGCCAACACATTATCAAACAGCTTGCTGGTATCCCTCTTTCAAAAACCAACAGCGAAGACGTAGATACAAAGGCAGAAGATCACGCATACGATGCACTCCGTTACATGGTGATGACCCGCATGAGCGGTTACGCATCGATTCACTCACAGCTAGGCGCAATCAAGAACCACGTGTACAAGGTTCAAGACGAAGTATTCGGATATTAACGAATGGCAAAGTTTAACAAAGAATTTGAGGATATGCTTGCTGCCAGCCCTGACGGCAGACCTCAAACTATAAATAATACCACGCTCCGTGACTTGTTTGCTAATCGTAGCTTAGACGAAACAAAGTCTATGGATCAAGGCAAGATAAATGCCGCGACAAGATTTTTTGAAACGTCGGGTATGTTAGACATGACTCCAGCAGAAGTTACTGCTGATCCTGTTGCATTTACTAAGTTGATGCAAGGTGAGGGATATCAAAAACTAGGAAAGAGTCAAGCCACAAAAGCTCAAGCATTTATTTCTGGTATTTTGGAAGATGCAGGGCACGGAAAAAGCTGGCCCAGTCGGACTCTAAAAACACAGCTAGGTAAAGATGTAGCCCTAGAAACATTTGACTTTGAAGTAACTCGTGCGACAGTAAAAGAATTTCCAGACGACGTATTTACTAAATTAAAAAGTTCTGCAATAGCTTTAAAAAATGCCGGAGATAAAGAAGCATCTGCACAGCTTATTATGCACATGTTAGGCGGATACAGACCAGAAGATTTAGCCGGAATTAATATTGAAGACATAAATTTTAAAACTGGCGTTGTTGATAATATTGAAATTAAGGACGCTGGTAAGACAACAATTAAAAAGGCTGTTTTTGCTCCTCCTATTTTAGATGCAATTAAAATGCACGTAGGAGATAGAAAGACAGGATTACTATTTGAAAATCCTCAAGCAAACTCTGCACGTATAAACAAAGTATTTGATCAGGTGTTCGGACCAGAATACTTAACTGTAACGAGCAAAACAAAAGGCAAACGCCAAGAGCCTATGCGAGTTAAAAAACTTCGCAACTTAAATGAAAGTATTCTTTCTGGTTTCGACGTTTCTGGTCAGGCTAGAAAAGCTTTGACTCTTCGTGCATCAGCAGATGTAGCTGAAGATTATGCTGCTTCTGCTGCTAGACGCAAGCAGCTAGAAAAAATTACAGCACGACACCTAGCTCTATTTTCTGCTGCATCTGAAAGTAAAAGCCCTGCTCAGTTTCTAAATGATGTAGGTGTAACAGATCAATCTCGACGAACATCTACCATTGCAGCCACGCAAGAAGTTTTGGAAGAGCTAGGATACGAAACAGCGGTTAGTGATGACTTTTTTAAAAGTCTTCCCCCTAGCGGAGAAGTAGTTGGTGGAAACATTGCTGGGCAGATTGATCCTGAGTTATCTAAGCAGTTATCCCGCGAACAAATAACAGCTTCTCAACTCCGTGAACAACAAATGGATATTGAGCTAGGAAAAGGCGCACAAGAAGCAGCAGAAGCTCGTGTTATAAAACAAGAGGCTTCTAAGATTGCTAATAAAGAAGCGAAGGTAGCAAAAGGAAATAACATACTTTCTACTATTCGCAAAGGTTACAAACCCCTTGCAAACATAGCAAAGCCACTCAAAGGGCCGTTAAAAGCTATCTTACCCCCTGTTGGCTATGCTATGGCTGGTATCGCTGCAGAACAAACCCGTAGCGCAGTCACTCAGCAAGCAGAAGCATTGGGGCTTCCTAGTTCGCTAGCGGGTCCAATTGGAACAGTGGCAGGAGCCACAGAGTTTCTTCCGGTTGCTCCTAGCGATGTTATCGCAGTGGGACAGTCTATGGCATCTCCTGTAGCTGATCCCGGATCGGCTCGTCCTATCGAACGTATCATGGCAGACCAGCCGAACCTGTTTCGCAATAACGAACCTGCTGCCGCTCCTAGCGCAGATACTGTTGTTCCAGCAGCACAACCGCAGATGACAGAACCGGTACGTGTACCAGATGCTGTACAAAACGTATCCACCTCTTTTCTTTCTAACCCAGAAAGATTGAGCCAAGCGAGAGAAGCCGCTCGTGAAGGTAAAGACGCAACCGGCTTCATTTCTTACACACCATAAATTGGGAGACTAACCATGAACATGAATATGGGTGCATCTTATATTATGAACAGCGACAAAACTAGCGTTGATGATATGGGCGGATGCAATAAACTATATCGGGAAGGTCTTGAGTTTGACACTAAGGCAAAGCAGGGTGTACTCACCGAAGACATGCCAAAGAAGATGACCAAGAAAGCCGTTGACCCATCAGTTATGAAAATGGCTGAACAGCGCGACTACTAAAATCAGATGTCTGAAAATTTTCTCCAACCCCCTGATGACGAACAGGTCGTAGTCTACAACCCTGAAGAAGCTTTTTCAGGGCTGGCAGGATACATTCGCAAAAAGTTTGAGGATTCCGAAAATGGTCGGTATGCTTATGAGCAACGCTGGCTAAAATCGTACAAGAACTTTCGTGGTATCTATGACTCCACAACACAGTACCGTGATTCTGAAAGATCAAAAGTATTCATCAAGATTACGAAAACTAAAGTTCTTGCTGCGTATGGGCAGATCATCGACATACTCTTTGCAAACAAAAAGTTTCCTCTTGTCGTAGAACCAACTCCAGTTCCAGAAGGCATAGAAGAGTTTGCCCATATGGAAACGCCGTTGGATTCTATTATAGATCCGTATGGTTATGCAGGAGATGGTCGCACCTTAGAGCCGGGGGCGATGCAAGCTTCTGGTGGGCGTGACTTTTTAGGTGGTTTAAAGGATAGATACGCAAATGCTCCTTTGCGTCCCGGTCCGTCGCTCGTAGGAGAACCGCAAATTTCACCTGCTCAAAAAGCAGCTTTAAACATGGAGAAAATGATTCACGATCAGCTTTTAGATACGAGCGCAGTAAACGTATTCCGAAGTGCTGTTTTTGAATCTGCTTTGTTAGGGACGGGTATTGTAAAAGGACCATTTAACTTTTACAAGCGAGTACATCAGTGGAAGCGCGACGAAGAGGGAGAAAGATCGTACACCCCGTACGAAAAAATTGTTCCTCGTATCGAACACGTTTCAGTCTGGGATTTTCATCCAGACCCTTCCGCAACGAGCATAGAAGATTGTGAATATGTGATCCAAAGACATCGAATGAATCGCCAGCAACTCAGAGGCTTGTTGAATCATCCGTATTTCTACAAAGATGCAATTGAAGATGCTATTGCAAAGGGATCAAACTACGTAGATAAGTACTACGAAGATACCATCCGTGAGGACGAAACAGAAGCGTACTATCAAGAAAATCGTTTTGAAGTTCTTGAATACTGGGGCGTTCTAGATGCAAAGATGGCAAATGAAGCTGGTATGGATGTCCCAAATAACATGGGGCCAATGGATCAGATTCAAGTCAATGTTTGGATTTGCGGTGATGCTATTCTTCGTTGTGTCTTAAACCCGTTCACCCCTGCCCGTATACCCTTTAGTGTTTTTCCCTACGAAATCAACCCATATCAGATGTGGGGTGTTGGCGTAGCAGAGAACATGGAAGATGCACAGATGCTGATGAACGGTCACGTTCGGATGGCAATCGATAACCTCGCTCTTGCTGGTAACTTGGTATTCGATGTAGACGAAGCAAGCTTGGTTCCCGGACAGAATATGGATATTTTCCCCGGAAAGATATTCCGCCGTCAGTCCGGCGTAACAGGAACCGCAGTTAACGGACTAAAGTTTCCTAACACCGCACCTGAAAATATTCAGATGTATCAGATTAGTCGTCAACTTGCAGACGAAGAGACGGGCCTTCCATCGATTATGCACGGTCAAACTGGGGTAGCCGGAACAGGCCGAACCGCATCTGGACTATCTATGCTTCTTGGTGGTGCAAGCCTATCTCTCAAGACGGTAATCAAAAACATAGATGATGCACTACTCAAGCCGCTAGGTGAGGCATACTTCCAGTGGAACATGCAATTTAATGAGGATGCTCCCGATATCGAAGGTGACCTAGAGATCAAACCTCGCGGCGTAGCTGCAGTTATGCAAAAAGAAGTCCGCAGCCAAAGACTAACAACCCTGCTTCAAACGGTATCTAACCCTATGTTAGCACCGTTTATTAAAATACCTAACCTCATGCGTGAACTGGCTATTGCCCAAGACATCGATCCCGATAGTTTGGTTAACGACGTAAACGAGGCTCAAATTTTTGCAGAGATGTTGAAAGGATTGGCACAGAATGCTCAACAAGGAACAGGCCCGGAAGGTCAGCAGCCTAGTAACCAACAAGGAAGCATGGGACAGTCTGGAGACGTACCTGCAGGAGCAAATCCAGATGACGCTTCGGGCGTTGGTGGGGGCCAGATCGGAACTGGAAGTGTTCCGCTTGCAGGGGAAGATAACTTCACTGGAAATGCTTAAAGGATTAAAGGCCGACTACGAAGCTGCTGTAAAAGCAAAGGATATCTAAATGGCTACAAGCCCTATTGCAGACAACTATATTGAGAACATAAGAAGACAGGCATTTACTGGATATAGCACTGCGGGTGCTAGCAATCGTCCTGTTGTGCCTAATCCTATGTCAGATGAAGAAGATGTAAATCGCTCATACACGCAATTTGCTATAACTCGCAGTAGTAGTGGCAGTAGTAGTTCGCAATCAAGCTCTTCTGGCGAGGGAGGAGACAGAGATATTTTAGGGCAAACTTTGCAAGGTTTGGGAGTACCTGACCCTAGAGTTGATAAAGAATACCCAAACACAATTGCAGGATACATAGAATCAAAGATTGTAGATTTTATGGGTGTTCCAGAAAAGGTTAATCCCTTGACTGGAACGGTGAGGGCTACAGGGGTGCCAAAAGTCGTGAGTGCAATGATGGGTCCCTTTATGGGGGGTCTTGCTGCTTTAGCCGGAGCGGCAAGCCAAAAAAACCTAGAAAGTATATTTTCAGAAGCTAAAAAGGGTACTCCGGGATATGGCGTAGGTTTGTTAGACA